TCTGCGGCAAGCGGATTTTTTTCTTGGCAGAATTCGCTTCCGTTTTCCCAGGGTGGCCGTATTTCCGGCACGAGTGACGAGAAGCATGCAAAAACGAAGGTGGCATTTTGATCTGTGACCGAGTGGGAGTGACCGCCTGATGGCGAGGGGGAACAGGCGGCAGAAGCCGGCGGGGATGCGGGCGGATAAGCGGGTGCAGCGTGGGGGGAGCGGGACGGTGATCCCGTTCAAGGGGCGGGACCAGGGCGATGCGCCGCCGTTGCCGCGCTCGCCGTACGGTGCGTTTTTGCAGGGGACGAAGGACCGCTGGAGCACGATCTGGACGTCTCCGGTGGGGGCGCTGATCGACCGGGAGTCGGACCTCCCCTGGCTGGAGCGGTTCATCGTGTACTACGACGAGTGGCTACGGGCGATGAAGGGATACCGGAAAGCGCGCCTGGTGCGCGGCTCGAAGGGGCAGCCGGTGATCAACCCGCTGGGAGACCAGGCGCTGAAGCTGGAGCGCGAGCTGGTGAGGCAGGCGGAGAAGTTCGGGTGGACGCCGCTCGACCGGATGCGGCTGGGGATCTCGTTCGGGGAAGCGGTGCGGAGTTTGGACGACATCAATGCGGACCTTGAAGACGACGATGACGACGGCGACGAGTTCGATCTGCCAGCCGAGTTCGAGGTTGTGCAGGCGAAGAAGAAGGCTGGTGGATAGGTGACGGTCCGGGGCTGGACGACGCTGCGCGAGCGGTATGCGCCAGTGGCCCAGGCGGAAGTGTCGCTGGGCGAGGAACTGAGCGAGCGCGAACGATCGCACTGGAAGGACCGCGGCTGCTCGGTGAGCCCGAGCTGCTTCACCTGTCCACTGGACCAGTGCCGTTATGACGTACAGGGAGGGCTCCGGGCGATCCAGAACAGATCGCGAAACGCGGCGATTGTCGAGGCCTTCAAGGGTGGACAGTCGATCAAGTCGATCGCAACCGACTTTGGCATCCACCAACGAACCGTCTTTACGGTCGTCAGGGGGATCAAGAGTGCACGGCGAAGGAAGGTTCGGCTTCATGTATGACACCTCGCGCGGCTACGGCGGAGCTGCCACAGCTACGGCCGTTGCCGCACCCCGCGTTGCCATTGGGGCCGTTCCGGCTCCTGGACGGTACCGGGAAGATACTGCGGTTCCCAACCGAGGGCGTGCGGGTCATCCGCTTCATCGAGCAGAACTGTGTATTTACGAACGGGGCATGGGTAGGGCAGCCGTTCAAGCTGCTGCCCTGGCAGAAGCAACTGATCCTCGATCTGTTCGAGTTGACGTGGTGCGATGCGCACGAACAGGAATGCAGGCGGTACCGGACGGCGCTGATAGGCGTCGGGAAGAAGAACGGGAAGACGGAGCTGTGCGCGGCGCTGGCGCTGTACTTCCTGATCGCGGACGGCGAACCGGCGCCCTCGATCTATTGCGCGGCCGCGGGCGACTACCAGGCGGACCTCGTGTTCAACGCGGCGAAGACGATGGTCGAGCTGTCGCCGACGCTGCGCAACGTGCTCGAGGTGTACGACCGGGAGATCGTGCGGCCGGACATGCCGAACGCCTCGATCCAGCGATTGCCGGCATCGGGCGGGCGGCTCGATGGGCAAAACGTGTATATACCGATCTGCGACGAGCTGCACGAGTGGATGCCCGGGAACCAGCAGAAGACGTTCGGGATGCTGCGCGGGGGAATGGCGGCGCGCTCGCACCCGTTGCACATCAACATCACGACGGCGGGCGTCGTGGACGAGGACCTGGTCTGGGAGAAGTACTACAACTACGGGCGGCAGGTCGAGTCCGGCGAGATCGACGACCCGACGTTCTTCTTCCGCTGGTGGATGGCGCCAGAGGGGTGCGACTGGAAGGACCTGTCGTTCCTCCCCCTGGCGAACCCGAGCTTCGGAGTCACGGTCCAGGAGACGTTCTACAAGGACGAGCAGAGCAAGCGGACCGAGAGCGAGTTCCGGCGCTACTACCTGAACCAGCCGGTCTTGCAGGTTTCGGAGTGGTTGCCCCAGGGGGCGTGGGACGCGTGCGCTGTTCCGGGGCTGGAGCTGATCTACGACAAGAAGCAGACGACGTACGCGGGATGGGACGCGTCGACGAAGTACGACTCGACAGCGGTGGTGGTAGTGCAGCTGGTAGACGGGAAGTGGCGGGCGAAGAGCTGGATCTGGGAACGGCCGGTGGACCAGGACGGGACGCCGAAGGACGACTGGGAGATTCCCCAGGCGGAAGTTACGGAGCTGCTGAGGGTGATGTGGCGGACGAACTGCAAGGTGATCGGGATCGCGTTCGACCCGGCGTTCATCACCTGGCTGGCGGCGGACCTGGCGAACGAGGGTCTGCCGATGTTCGAGTGGCCGCAGTCGGACTCGAGGATGATCCCGGCGACGCAGGCGGCGTTCGAAGCGATTACGAAGAAGAACTTACAGCACGATGGGGACCCGCAATTTGGGCGGCACGTCCGGAGCGCGAAGGCGAAGATGCAGAGCCGCGGCGGCGAGCGGCTGGTGAAGAGCCAGAAGCGAGGGTCAACGAAGTACGTGGACGCGGCGATCGCGTTGCTGATGGCGCTGGCGTTGGGGTTGAAGCATGAGGGGCCGCAACAGGAGTGGGTGCCCCTGGGAGACGGAAGCGGCAGCGCTGAGGGCCGGACGCCGGAGTTCAGGGGAATCAGGAAGGAATCGTTCTAAGTGAAGCTGGGACCGTTGCCGTTGGAGATCAAGGCGGCGGCGAAGACCAGCACGCCTTCCGCCGGCCGGAGTGGACCGCGCCTCGACGAGATGGGCGCGACGGGGACGCAGATCTTCGGCGGCCTGGTTGCGGAGCAGGACTACAACACCAAACTGCGCGGGCCGAAGTCGTACGAAGAGTACGAGAAGATGCGCAACGACGGCCAGGTGAAAGCGGCGTCAAACGCGATCAAGATGCCCCTCCTGAACGCCGACTGGTTCGTCGAGGCGGCGAGCGATAGCGCCCTGGACCGGGAGATCGCCGAGCGCCAGCAAACGAACCTGATGGACGGGATGACGACGACCTGGGCGGTGACGCTGAACCAGGCGTTGCGCTTCCTGGACTACGGCTCGCTACCGATGGAGCCGGTCTGGGAGTACGCGCCGGACGGGTTAATCGGGCTGCGCAAGTTGGCGCCTCGTCACCCGAAGACGGTCCAACAGTGGCTGGTCGACGAGGCGGGAGGGTTGGCCGGGATCAGGCAGTTTGCCTGGAAGTCCTCGAAGCTGACGACGGTGGACATCCCCGCGGAGAAGCTCGTGGTGTTTGTCAACGAGCTGGAGGGGAGCAACTGGCGGGGAAACTCGATGCTCCGCTCGGCCTGGAAGCACTACGTTTACAAGGATGGCTACGAGCGGGTGCAGGCGATAGCAATCGAGCGACGGGCCACAGGTGTCGACGTCGGCACCCTGGACGGCGACTTCAAGGATGACCCCGAAAAGAAGCGACAGGCCGAGAACGTCCTGATGACCACGCATGCGCACGAAAAGAATTACGTGACGGAGATCGCGGGGCAGTTTGCATACAGGATCGCCGGCGTCGACGGCCGGACGCTCGACCCGCAGACGGCTATTGATTACCACGACTGGCGAATCCTGCGATCGATCCTCGCGGAGTTCCTGGGGATGGGTTCGGGATCGACCGGGTCGCTGGCGATGCACAAGGACAAGAGCGCTTTTTTCATGATGGCGCTGGGCGCGATAGCCAACCTGATCGCGGACACGATCACCCGCCACCTGTTGCGCCGGTGGGTGGACTACAACTGGGCGGTGAGCGAGTACCCGCGGCTGCGCTATTCGCGGCTGGAAGTGCGTGACCTGGTGACCTGGGCAGAAGCGCTGTCGAAGCTGCACGCGGCGGGGGCGATCGATATCGACGACGGGATCCGGCGGGAGGCGCGGTCGGTGCTGGACGTGCCACCCGAGCAGGCGAGCAGTGGCACGAGGGCACAGCGCCGGCCGGAACCGGAGCCGAGCCAGGCGTCGAAGCTGACGCCGGTGCAAGCGCGGCAGATCGACCGCCTGGTCGACGTGAGCGCAAACATGTACCGGCGGGGAGAGACGACCAGGCTAAACCAGGTCTGGGTGCCGTTCCGGGAGGAGCGAACGCGGGAGCTGGAGGAAGAGGGTGTGACCAGGGCGGAGTCGTGGATGGAGTTGGAGGCGAGCGGCTTGAGGCAGGCGTTTATCAACGAGCTAGCGATGCAGATCAAGGCCGGTGGGTTCGACCCGGTGCGGCTGCGACTAACCCTGATCGAGTCGATCAGCGGCTAACGAGGAGAGAGTACATGGGAGTTCTGCTGGAAGACAAGAAGAAGTGCCAGAGGTGCCTGGGGGAGAAGCGCGGCGTCCGGCGCTGCGAGGTGACCTCGTTCCAGCCCTTCGCGATCGACTACTGCAAAGAGTGCCGTGGCATCGTGGCCCGGAATTATTCGGTGACGATAATCGACGGTGAGCGCGAGAAGGTGGCGGCGACGCCGGCGCCTTCGGCGAAGAGTGAAGAGAAAAGAGTGAAGAGTAAAACCCCGCCCCCGGCTGGGAAGGGGGATGGTGGTGACGAGCTGGATGGGCTGAACGTGAAGGCGTTGAGGGTTCTGGCGGTCGGGTACGGGCTCGAGTTGCCGGGCAAGGCGAAGAAGGGCGAGATCGTCGCCGCGATCCGGGCATACGAGGAGGAGCAGGCAACCGCCCACGCCGCATCAACCCCGCCCGTGGATTCCGGCTCGGGGGCCGGAATGACGGAAGAGGGGGCCGGAACGACGGGGGCGGGCGACGACGAGACGACTCCTGACGGCGGAGACGGTGGCGTCGGAGACCAGGCGTGAACGTAGCGCAGTTGATCGAATGGGCGCAGCGTGAGCCCTGGGCGATCTCAGAGGAAGCGCTGGCGGCGATCGCCAACGTCCTGATGTTGCAGGCGACCGGGCAGCCGGTGCCGATCGAGGCGTGGCCCCAGGTAAAGGCGGCGGCGCCAGCACCGAGATCCAAGGGGGCGATCGCCATCATCCCGATCTACGGCCCCACGGTTAAGCGCGAAGACTTCTGGACGAAGTACTTTGGCGGCGCCACGTACGAGGGAATCGCGGCGATGGTGAAGACGGCCGCTGAGAACCCCGACGTCGGGACGATCCTGCTCGATATCGACTCGCCGGGCGGACTCGCCGTGGGGTGTGACGAGGTGGCGAACGTCATCTATGAAGCGCGGACCCGGAAGCGGATCATAGCCGCGGCCAACGGCGGGATGACGAGCGCGGCCTACTACTACGGCAGCGCCGCGCACGAGGTCGTGGCGTCGCCGGACGCACAGGTCGGAAGCATCGGAACAATGCTCCTGCACCTCGACTTCAGCGAGGCCTACAAGATGGCCGGCATCAAGCCGACGATTGTCACGAGCGCCGCCCGGAAGGCGGAGTTCCACGAGGCGAAGCCACTGACGGAAGAGGAGCACGCCCGGCTGCAGGAGGTGGTGAACCACTACAACGCGATGTTCGTGAAGTCCGTGGCGCGGAACCGGGGAGTGTCCGAGGCCAAGGTCAAGCAGGACTTCGGTGAAGGCGCGGTCCTGCTGGCGCCAGAGGCGAAGAAGGCGGGGCTGATCGACCGTATCGAAACGCTAAACCAGACGATCCAGAGGCTGGGTGGAGCGCGGTTCGACCCGAGCCCGGCGTTCCGGTCGATAGCGAGCGGCATCGAGATGAAATCAAGCGACACCAGAGAGAAAGATCAGACCATCAAAGGAGGAAAGATGGACAAGAAACTGCGCGAGATCCTTGGTCTCGCAGACGACGCAGACGACGCGGCCATCGAGGCAGCGGTTGCCGAGCTGAAGGCAAAAGCAACAGCCGTGCCGGTGGAAGACGCAGCGGCGACGACCGAGATCGAGGCGCTCAGGCGAGACCTGGCGGACTCGGACAAGAAGATCGTCGATCTACAGGGGGCGCTGGCCCAGGCCGAGGCGGAACGCCAGGTCGAGGCGGCGATGCAGAGCGGCAAGCTCGTGCCGCGCCAGCGGGAGTACGCGATGAAGGTCGCGCTCCGGGGCAGCGCGGAGTTCAGCGAGTACCTGAAGGCGTTGCCGCCGAAGGCGATCGACTTCAGCGAGAGGGGCTCGACCGGGGAGGCAGTGGACGCCGACGGAATGCCGGTGGACATGAGCCAGCTCGAACCGACAGCCCAGGAGGTAGAGGTCGCACAGAAGTCGGGTATCTGGACTCCTGAGTTCCGGGAGACCCTGATCCGCCAGAAGGCGTTCGCGGCCGGGGTGACCCTGCCCGCCGATTTCGGCACGGCGAAGAAGGAAGCGGCCGCAGAGTAAGCCGCTCAACCAAACGAGGAATCAGGCCCTTCGCCCAGCGGCGGGGGGCCTTTTGCGTAAGGCCCGTTAGTAGCGGGCAGCAGGAGGTGAAAGAAGTGAGAAGTGTAGTGACATTCTTCCTCATGATCGTGTCGATCCTCGGCACGGCGTTTGCGATGGCCGCCCTGGCGGCGGACCGGCAGACCGGATCGAGGGCGGAAGGACTCGACCCGTACCCGGTGGCCACGGCCGTGACGATCTTCAAAGGGTCGATAGTCGCCGTGAACGATGCGGGGTTCGCGATCCCGGCCGCGGACGCGGCAGCGGCGCGGGTGATCGGTGTAGCTGACGAGAAAGTGGTTAACGCCGGGGCTGATGGCGCGAAGATCATCCGCGTCCGCTCCGGTGAAGCCTACGATTTGGCCGCGACGTCGATCACCCAGGCAATGGTCGGAGACATCATGCACGTCGTGGACGACCAGACCTTCGACGAGGCGACGGGCACAAACGGAGTCGTCGCCGGCCGGTTGATGGAGTTCATCTCCACGACCAGGGGGATGCTGTTCATTCCGCGTGGCGGTTGCCGTAAGGCTGGCATCCCGGACGGCACCTACAGCGCCAACGAGCAGGCCATCCTGGCCGACACGCTCAACTAACGCCGTCGGGAAATAAAGAGGAGAGGAGTAAGACATGCCTGTTGTGACAAGTGATTTCCTGGAGGCGCTCCGGACGAACTACCGGGCGCTCTTCGCGTCGAGTTTCGCCGCGTACGAGAACCAGCAGGACTGGGGTCCGCTGGCGATGCGCATGGACTCCGACAGTGAGCAGAACAGCTATAACTGGCTGGGCACCTCGCCGAAGATGCAGAAGGTGACGCACGGCCAGGTCAAGAAAGAGGACCTGCCGCCGTTCAACTTCACGATCGTGAACGACGAGTGGCAGA